ACAACTCCGCAACGACAACAACGCCCGAGGTGGCCCGCTCGGCCGTCCGGGATTCAATGCAACTTTTGAGGGGTGGGAAACAATGAACATCAATGACTACCAAGCCGCAGTGGCCGACTTTGCCATTTATGAACACGCAGGCACTGGGAACGACCAAGAGCTGATGTATTTGGGACTCGGGCTGGCTAGCGAGGCGGGAGAGGTGGCCGGAAAGATTAAGAAGCTTTACCGCGACGGCGTGCTGTTCAATGAGGACGTAGCTAAGGAATTGGGAGACTGCTTCTGGTATCTGGCAATGTTGTGCCGGGCCATTGGATACTCTGCCGATGACGTGCTAGCCATGAACTATGAGAAGCTTGCCGCTCGCAAGGCTCGGGACACATTGGATGGTGAAGGCGACAACCGATAAGTGGGCCAAGGTCAGTGACTACTGCATAAGGTGGGGAGAATGGACAATCAGCAAAAACGGACAGACATTCGCGGCATACTTGCGGAAAAAGGTTATGTGGGTCGGGAGCGACCCGAAACAAGCCAGGAAGTGGGTGAAGGAAGCCTGCCAGACGAGCGACGAGTTGAGCGGGCGCTCGACTTTCTTTGCAGAACTGACGGACCCTATGCCCGGTCCACCGCCCGGCTTGCGGCTGCAGAGCTTCGAGTCAAGCAGGCCAGAGAAATAGCCTTTCTGGAGGCAGAAGGCACCCAGGGAGAGCGGGCGGCTAGGGCTCTCTGTAGTGACGGGGTGAAAGAAGCATCAGAAGCCCTTGAGAAGGCCATAGAGCAGAAGGAGCTGCTCAAGGCTCAGAGGACTACTGCAACGGTGGTCATCGAGGTCTGGCGGTCTCTGAACGCGAATACGAGGCGCTCATGAAGCCTTACCGGAGCCGGAAATACCTCAACGAGGTTGCTGGACTGATGACCTGCCAATTGTGCGGCGCAATGGACGGGACCATAGTCCCGGCTCATTACTCTGGAATGTACTCAAACAGTCTTGGAAAAGGCATGGGCCAAAAGGCGGGGGACCATTGCGTCGCGGCCCTGTGTGCCCGATGTCATGCCGACTTTGACGGCTACCAGCACGGCAACGGCGACGAGCGTGCAGCCAGGTTTATGACGGCCATCCTGAAGACTCAACACGCACTTTTGCAAAATGGAGTCTCGCTTGAGGCGAGTCGCGAAGACTGACAAGAATCAGCAAGAAATCATGGACGCTTTGCGGCAAGCTGGGGCGGAGGTCACAAGCCTCCACCAAGTGGGTGGTGGAGTGCCTGATTTGCTTGTGAGTTTCCGCAATAAATGGTATGTAGTCGAGGTGAAAGATGGCAGCAAACCGCCCTCTGCGCGGATGCTGACAGACGACCAGCGGAAGTGGATGGTTAAGCAACACGCCTCAGTATGGGTAGTCAATTCCCCGGCTGAGGCTCTGGACGCAATTGGAGCGCGTTGATGCCGATGCAAAAAGGCTACAGTCAGAAAACCATTTCCAAGAACATAAAAACGGAGATGAAAAAGGGCTACCCCCAGAAACAGGCAGTCGCCATGGCGCTTTCTGCCGCTGGTAAATCCAGAAAGAAGAAGTGACATGACAAAAATCGCACGGGACAAAGACGGCCCCATTGCCGGGCTGGCATGTGAACGTGCGGCATACCGAGGAGGCCCCAGAGCTGGACTTTTACCGGGTGTATCCAGAAAGCCCTGTGCGGGTCTGGCTGTAATGCGCAAATATCCCCGCAAAGTCTCAATCCATGGCAAGTCTTTCACTGTCAAAAGTGCAAAACAAGAGGCACAATTGCTGGAAGAGGCCGCAAAGAAGAATGAGGAGCAATCCGCCATTCTGAAAGGCTTAGGGGACAAGGACTCGGCCAAGCGGGCTGAACGTAAAGCCGCCATGGCACAGGGCAGGGCTCAGCAAGCCTCCCAGAACTGGTTCACGAAGCTACGGCAAGACGACGAACAGATACTTTTATTGCTGACCGCCTAGGAGAAGCACAATGGACATGATGGCCCCAACCACGACAATGGACCCGACGATGACCACAATGGCCCCGCAGCCGCCTGCATGGCTTGGTGGCCGCGCCAAGGGTATGCCGGAAGGGTTTTACAACATCCGGCCCAATCTTTTCCCGTTCCACCAGATGCGCAACCAGCAGGACTTTCCTGGATACGGCATTTATACCCCGGGAACCCCTAAGCTGACCCCTTGGCAGAACCCGCAGGGCACTTCCATGGTCGGGATTCGCAACCAAGGGCAGAACGTCTTTGCGCGCCCGCAGGACGCTTCGCCTTTCGGGCAGGAACTACTGCGCCGCGCCTCAATGGGCGGCATGTTCCAGTTCCCCTATGAGGGTGGCATGCAGCCCTATGGCTATATCCCCCCGGATGTCACGCGGCAGCAGTACAACCAGGTCATGCGGCAACAGGCTCGCAATGCTCGGGCTGCCGGCACTCCGATGGCTGTTTATTACAACCCGGGGCTGCTTGCTTAATGCCGGGACTGCTCGACAAGGAAGTGATGCCCTGCAACAAACCCCGCAGAACCCCGTCACATCCCAAGAAGAGCCATGTGGTAAAAGCCTGCTACGACGGGCAGGAGAAACTCATCAGATTTGGTGAGCAGGGGGCCAAGACGGCAGGGAAGCCCAAGGCCGGAGAGTCAGAGCGGATGACCCAGAAGCGCAAAAGCTTCAAGGCCAGGCACGCCAGAAACATCGCCAAGGGCAAGATGAGTGCGGCGTACTGGGCGGATACGGTTAAGTGGTGACTACATCGTCGAAGTCTCAATGGCAATGCTGAACATCACCAGCCAAGTGCCAATGACGACTACGGCAGCAAGCAGTTCGGCAAGCAGTTTCTTCATGACCCACCTCCACACAAAAATGCAGGTGCAGAGTAGCACTTAACTACAAAAGTGCAAGACATTTCTGGATGGTAAAATGATGCCAGATTGTGTGAAATAAAAATGAGTTGAGGATTGACACAAATGGGCGCACCAATCGGAAACAAGAATGCAGTCAAGAACCGCATCTGGAGTGATGCCATCCGCAAAGCAGTGCTTCAGGGCAAGCGGTTGGACAAACTTGCAGAGGCCATAATCACGGCAGCAGAGGGCGGGGACATCACTGCCTTGAAGGAAATCGGAGACCGGCTGGAAGGCAAGGCCACTCAGGTGATGGCAGGCGAAAATGGGCCGGTTGAGCTTGTCATCACTTGGGCGAAGGAAGCGCAGAAGGCTGAATAGTGGTCATCACTATCCCCTACAGCCCTCGGGAGCTGCAGGCCGAGTATCACGGCAGAACCCAGCGATGGGCTATGACCGTTTGCCATAGAAGATTCGGGAAAACGGTGATGGTGCTTAACGACCTCATCCGAGATGTACTGACCTGCCCCAGACCGAATCCCCGAGCAGCCTACCTCGCGCCCCTCTACCGGCAGGCCAAGGCGGTCAGTTGGGACTATGTGCAGGAGTTCACTCGCGCTATTCCTGGCATGACCTACAACCAGGCTGAGCTGCGAGCGGACTTCCCTAACGGCGGGAGGCTCTCTCTGTATGGCGCTGACAGCCCCGACAGCCTCAGAGGCATCTACCTCGATGCTGTGGCCTTGGACGAGTATGCCCAAATGAGTGGCCGAGTCTGGGAGGAAATCATCCGACCCACCCTGTCAGACCGTAAGGGTCGGGCTACCTTCATCGGCACCCCGATGGGCCACAACTCCTTTTATAAGCTCTTCGAGGCCCACAAGGACGACCCGGACTGGTTCATCAGGGTTCACCGAGCCAGTGAGACGGGCTATGTGGATGCTGAGGAGCTGGCAGACGCCCGCAAGCAAATGTCCGAGGAGCGGTATGCTCAGGAATTCGAGTGCTCATGGACTGCTGCAATTCAGGGCAGCTACTACGGGCGACTCCTTGAGGAAGCTGAGACCAAGGGCCGCATCAGAACCATCAATGCCGACCCTGGCTATCCGGTCAGCACCGCATGGGACTTAGGCATCGGGGATTCCACGGCAATCTGGTTCTTCCAGCACATCGGCCCCGAATACAGATTCCTTGACTACTACGAAGCTTCAGGCGAGGCACTTGCCCATTATGCTCAGGTACTTCTGGAGAAGGCCCGCGAGAACCGCTGGACCTATGGGGAGCATATTCTCCCGCATGATGCCCGGCAGCGGTCTCTGGACACCGGGAAAGCCCGAGTGGACACCCTTGCAGAACTGTTGGGCACGAGGCCAGTGGTGCAGGCTCAGCATAAGATTGAGGATGGCATCGAGGCGGTCCGCAAGATGCTGCCTAATGCTTGGTTTGACCGAGGGAACTGCTCGCATGGGCTGGATACCCTCCGCCACTACCGAGCTGAATATGATGAGGTCCGCCGGACATTCAGGTTGAGGCCAGTGCATGACTGGGCAAGCCATGGCGCTGACGCTTTTCGGGTCTGCGCAATGCACAAACCTGTCAAAGCCCAGCGGTGGGAGCCGCTCAAGTACAGCAACAAAGGAATTTTGTGAACGTCCAATATCTGGCCAAGCGCCTAGCGG